ATAACATTGTGTATAATGTATATTAAATAAATGGTGGATGAACACAATACGTGGAAGTCAACTGGTGACAACGATTCCGATGTAAACTCGAATATAAACCCTGATGTAAACCCTGATGTAAACTCTGATATAGACTCGGATATGTATGACCCATATGACCTAGAAAATTATGTGGTTGCTCTTGAAGAAATGTATAATTTTTTTAAATATTTTTATAATAGGGTTACGAATTCTTCTCGAAATTAATGTTAACATTTATATAAATCTAATTAGCAGTCCTGGGTTCCCTGCTAATTAGATTACGGTTATTACTTTTTTTTGGGTTGAAAGAATGATGTCATTGGTCGATTACCTTCTTTGGAGTTATTGGTTTCTCTCAAAAACTCATCAAATAACAACGCCTTTACTTCTTTATTCTTTAATTTCTCCAATTTATCTTCAAATTTGGATGGATCTGTGTTTTGACACAATGTTTCAACTTCCTTTTTGAATTTTATAATTTTACTCTTTTTATTTTGCATCGCCCACATTTTTTCTAAAACTAAAGCAAACAACTGAGTAACTGGTTTCATAATTTGATTTGTGATATAGTGCGAGTAGTCAATCTTAAGTCCTTGTTCCTTGACAAAAGACGGCGTTTCTATTTTTTCACCTTGTAGCGCCTTTTTATTTGCATTATGAATAAAGACGTAAGGAATACGGTCGCCTGAACTTGGTTTATTTCCCGGGTCTCTTTCTGTCATTCTATCTGCCAGTACCTTGTGCGAAATCTGTTGTGGGTTTTTATAACCAGAACGCAATGATTTGGAAATAATGAGTTTATCCATAGGATAATTTTCATCCACCATATTTCTCAAACATGTTCTCAAAAATGTGGCTGCCTTTTCGACATCTTGTTCCTTCATCAAAATATCAATAATACCGCCATAAATATCTTTTACAATGGGGGCGTTATCACGTCGCTTCAATACAATTCCCATTTCTTTTCTCTTACCTTTATTTGGGTCAGTTTCATATAACATACCAACATACCTCTTTTTAGATAAAAGACAAAAGGGCATGAATGTTTTTTCATATTCCAAGTCATGGGGACCTTTCAAAAATGCGGATGCTAGATGACCTGCTTCTTGCGCCAACTCAATCGTAATTTCAAGCGCCTTTTTCCCGCGAATGGGTTCTCCTTCAGGGGTTTGTAAATTAAATGTGAAAAACACACTATCTGTATTATGAACAATCATGTTGCCAATTCCCGCCGCAAAATGATGATTCGCAGTTGTCAAATCATATACATAACCCTCGTAAGGTATTTCTTCCATATATTTGACAATATCTTTTGAATCAACATCTTCAATGTATTCATCATTTGACATGAGAACAAGTTTATGCTGGTCTACAAAGAAGGGATAATATCCATAATTTATACCAAAACAACATTGCGACGCAACCGTACAATGATTTCCATCTTGAATATCAAGTTCGAACATTTTGGGATATTTTTTTCCAGTATAATGTTCTGGTTCTTTGACAAATTCAACACCTTTGTGTAAGAGACGTGTTCCCACATCCACATCATTCGGTGATATCATTTCACCCGTAGGAAGAAGAAGAGAATGATCATCGGTAACATCCACCATTCCAGTATTTGTCAAAATACGCATCATTTTTTTATGTGGAGCAAGTTGGTGACGAATCACACAATATAATGGTGTCCATCCTTGTTCCGACCAAGACTCCAAATCTCGTAACTCACAAACTTCTTTTTCTTGTTTTCCAACTTCTTTACATTTTTTCCAAATACCATTTCCATATTTATTTACCAACTCGTCAATGGGGAGAATGTCTATTTTATCGTCTTGTTTTTTATAACGAACATAAACGGGTGTGTAACTCGCCACGCTATCTCCATAAATATATTCGGCCTTTGTCAAAACAGGTCCATAACTTGAGGTTTCACACAAAGCGTCTCCGTAACATTCTTCTACAACCTTTTTAGCGTATGTTAGTAAAAGACGACCTGTCGCAGTTGTACTCGCCGCACAATCCTTTTCATAAAAGGAACTTGTTCTGGCACCACACTGACCATACAAAGAGTTCGCAGTAACTTTGTAACCAAGTTGCCGTTTATCCAAAACATTTTTCATGAACTCATCTTCTTGTAACGGGATCATTTTTCGCGTTGTTTTACGCGCCATCAATAATTCTTCCAAAATGGAAGGCATAATGGCGCGTGTTCCATTGGGAAACTGGGCGAAACGGCATATTTTATAACCACTTTTCACCTTTTCGGCAGCAGCTGTTGGATTTTTTCGAACATATTTGAATGTATCGTAAGTAATATCGACGTACTCATAGTCAGGTAAATTATCATATACAAATTCACCAGTTTCTTTGTCCATTTCTCCAGTTTCTCGAATCAACACACCTGCCAGGTTGTATTCTTTCGTCCAAACCTTACTATCATGTGATATATTTTCACTCATCATGGCCGATGGATAGAGTGACGCAAAATCTACACACGCCACAGGATTATCCAAATAGAGGTCGCACTTCGGGTCAAGTACAATTGCTCCCTCATATCCATCATCATAATCCAACTTGTTCAATACAGGCATTAGTGTGCGTTTTTCTCTACACTTTTTGGCGACATAACTTGTGAGTTTAATTCCTTGACCGCGCAGAATTAAGAAATTGATGGGAACCGAACAAATTTTCGCCATCTCGACGAAACCAGTTATGACATCTACTTTATTCAATAAATAATGAACCAAGTTACAATCCTGAATACAATATTTCGCAATAACTGCTCGATCGTCTGCCGACCCATTTGTCATGCGGAATATATCCTTAGGTGTTACATCGTCTTTTGCCAAACACCAACGCACCTTCTTATTCATATCAGGTTGAATCTCTCCTTGAACAATAAAAGTTCCCGAGGTTTTATCCACACTGACAACGGGATACTTGGCGCCATTATCATAATACTCTGTAGTATGTCCGATTTCTTCAATATGAATATAACTTCCCGCAAACAGTCCCGTTAAGTTTCCGCTTTTGATTATGGATGTGTCATTCTCAATCAAAAGACTCTTTACATAGTCTCCAATAAAATGACCTGCCACAAAATCAAGTTTATACGATGTCAGATTTTCTTCTCTACGGAAATAGTTGTATAAGTCAATTTGAATACGCCCATTCATTTTTATATATTTCAAATCATGTTGTCCGCTTGCAATAGAAATCGATGTTTCTTCGATTTTGAGTTTTTTGGTGACTTCGTTTAAAGTTCCACAAACTTCGTTTTTGTTTTTGGATAGTTTGAGAAATTCTTCCACACATTTTGTTTCTTCCGCGCGGCGAAACATGAACTCATAATCAAAACCAAATATGTTATACCCGATAATAATATCAGGATTTTCAAGTTGTATTATTTTTTTCCACGCAAGAAGAACTTCTCTTTCGGTTTTGTAGGTTTCAATTACACTGTTTTCCACAGTAGACAACTCCGAACAAGTGTTTAAAACCGCGCAATGATTTAAATAGGGTTCTTTATCACCGTACTTCATGAAGGTAGAACCAATAAATGTTACACGGTCCCCTTCCAAGGGTGGAAACCCATTTCGTTTTGAGAAGGAACGGTTGAGTTCGGTCAACTTTGTTTCGCGGGGAAGTGATTTATCCAACAATACATGTGTAATGGCGTCGTTGCACACCTTCTGCGCCTTTTTGTTTTTATTCAACTTATAACTCATTTTGGCGCCACCCGACTCATCACAACCTTCGTCGCCGCCATCTTCACCTCCGCCGACTTCACCAATACTATCGTTGCCCATGTTTTCAAACATTTCTTCAATTGTCATTTGATTATCGACGTCGTCTTCTACGTTATCGTCGTCTCTCTTTTCCAAAGAGTGGGTTCGGTTCAACCAATTATCAATCACCGCATAACATTCTTCTTGGTTTGAGAAGGGATCCTTGGGATAAACCAAGTCAACATAGTTGCGATAATCTTTCATGGTTTCGTCATAATAACCAAACGCGGTCAACACCATTGACGTCAACATTTCTTTCAGTGCGTCGAGTGAAATATCCGCGCCCTTTTTATCCAAATAGTCGACAATATTGGTCGCGAGTTTTTTATAGGACTTGATAGGGACTGGAAAATCTCCATGACTACTACTCGCCTCAATATCAAAACTACAAATTTTATAGGGAACCATTTTTTCACAATCGTTTAGCGGAATAATGTTTTTATAATATGTTCTACATTCATAATCACAATTTGTTTTCTTTTGTTTTTCATCATATTCAATGTATTTTTTGGCAGGGAGTTTTACCCAACCCGATGGACTCATGTCTTGGATATGAAACAGTCGCAATAAAGGTGGAATGTTGGACTCATACAAGTAAGTGCTTGTTCCATTAAACTTAAATCCATAAGTAAGTAGTTTACGATTGTTTGGGTCAGATTTTTGGTCATACCACAAATTTTTAGCGCGATTGAACGCCTGAATGTTATTGAATTTGAATACAATAAACTTGTGTTCTTTTCCACCGTCAAACCCGTATAACTTTTTACGTTTTATGATTTTACATTCGCAAATTGAATTTTCATGGTATTTTCCAATGAGTTTTTTTATGTGTTGAAGAAACTTGGTTTTGACTGTCAAGTTCCAACTTTCTTCCACTTTCACATAAAAGAAGGGTTTAAATTCTTCCGCAATAACCGAATATGTTTTACCCAATTCATCAATGCCAAACATTTGTATCATAAAGTGATTTGAGTTTTGGCGCGAGTCCGCACTACTATTATCGTCGTCACCTGCTTCATAGTCATTTTGACTTGTTTGTTGGTGATATACATTAAAATCATAGAGTTTGAAAATTCGTTCCATAGTTTGATGTTTCGTGGTTACTTAGACTGTATACACGAAAACGTTCTAATTCAATTTTTCTTGATATATTTTTGCAATTGTCTTGTGCGTTTTTTCTGTTTTGAATTTTTACGCACTGTTTTTCTTCGTTTCTTTCCTCTGTGTCTTTTAGTTTTTCGTGTTGCACCACCTTTTTGCGTTTTTGATAATAGTTCGCTACTTATCCAAGTTTCCAATAATTTTTCGTTTCTTCCCTCAGGGTTATCATATTCCGTTGTTACACCTGAACTATTTATAAAAACTATGTGTGGAAACCCTCTTATATTTTTTGTGTCAAGACCATTCAAGTTAGATGATTGTTCTTGATTTATTTCAGCAATTAAACCGCTTGTATGTTTATGATTTTTCGCAACTTTGCGCGCAAGTTTATCCCAATATGCTTTGGTATGGTTACAAGGACCACAACCAGATAAATATAAGAAAAGAATAATAGGATGTTTTTTATGACGATGTTCGTTGAATTTGTCAATCACTTCTTTTGTTTCACTCGCAGATTTATCTTCCTTCCTATCCGCACTTACTGTAGTAATATATTCCATTTGTATAACCAAAGAATATTTTATTTATCTTCAAGTAATATAATATATTCCATATGAAAATTCATCAACATTATATATTTATTTTTGTAATTGTAGTAGCCTTAATGGGGTTGTATTTTTACGCATTTTATGGGAGTCCCAAGTTAATGGAAGGACTAACCAATCCATCTCGTTGTCCCAATTTATTATTACAGAAGGGAACACGATTTTATCTTTATAATTCCAACTTGGCAAAGGTTCCTGGCGTAAATCCGGTTGAATTTGAAAATTTAGAAGATTACGTTGAGTTTTTAGACTGGCAAAGAAGTCAAGGAATTCGTTGCCCCGTTCTTTATTTACAACATTCATATGATAGTCAGGGCGAATCCACCTATAAAGTAAGACCGAGTGTAACAGAACCACAAGGAGGATTACCTCCTTCTTACCCCAATCCAACATTGCTTGTTGACGCCGCGCGTAATGATCCTCCTTATAATCAAGGAACTGCTCCTGGTTATGACTCAACGTCTTACTATGTAGGAACAACTACCCCATTGGATGTAATGGATCAGCAGCAAGAAAATTTACTCTTTAGTCCAAATGCGATGGACCCCAACTGGGGTGGTGAAAAATATACACAATCACTTGTAGATAATGGATTTTACGAAGGGAATGAGGTTAGTATAGCTGTATAAGTCCGAAATTTAAAACGCGTTATTTTTCAGAAGAGTGTTTAATTCCTTTTAGACTACCGAGTATTTTACACCGGCGTAAAAATCAATTAAATTTTATTTAACTTTAGTGGTAATCCGTGACCGAATAATATCATATATATCAACGCGAAAGACGCTATTAAAATACTTCTACGTTCAGCAACATCATTTTTTTGCCCTAATCCGAACATCATAAAAACATACAATATAATTCCGATTATTACTGAATGTATTAACATCATCCAGTGATTTTCCATTTTTATACTATAGTTTTAGAAATTATTTATTTCTACATGTCGGTTTGAAATATTCGGCGGTATAAAATAAAATAACGAAGTAATATATAATGGCATTTTCGATATCGGACCTTTGCACGCCCGCGATGATTTACTTTTGGTTATCGGTCATTTCTCTCGTGGTGTTGGCATTGATGAAATTTCAACCTCTTTCTATTATTTTGAAATTCCTTTTCATTATGTTATGGACTTACTTACTAAACTTTTTATGTTCTAAAGGGTACTCGGTAGTTTCATGGGTATTGGTTCTATTACCGATTATTACGTTTGTTTCTATCATTCTCCTTAGTTTAGACGCAACGGCAATTCTTGTGAAACAGCAACAACAACAGATGCAACAAACACAACAACAACAAAGACCTCAATATTAAAAAGGTATAACGTAGCAGGGAACCCAGGAATGCGTAGCAACCCCTGCGACCCCTCCTATTAACCGGCGAGTATTTATATAATTTTTAAGTTTCACTCGAAAAATTGTAATAATATTTTAAACTTTATTTTAAACTTTATTTTAAACTTTATTTTAAAAATTCTTACGATTCTCTAAAAATCACATTTTTGGGATACTGGTGGACATTGCTGGTATAACGTATTTTTACAATAATAACATTTATTTCAACATAAATGTCATTATTTTGCACTTTTATTATTCAGAACGCGTATATTTAAAACTTACTAAAATAAATTAAAGATATGAAATGGATATAATAAAATGAATCGGATAATTGATTTGACACTTAATAAAAGATTTAATAATATAAAAATTTTTATAAGAAATAAAAATTTACCGATTTGTTTAAATTGTTTACATTTTATAGAAAATACAAATAATTATCCATATGACTCAAGTCCAAGTTATGAAGACTATGGTAGATGTAAAAAATTTGGAAAAGTAAATTTGATTACCGGCGTAATTGAATACGATTCAGCTATAAATTGTAGATTAAATGACCGTCAATGCGGTAATTCTGGTTTAGAATACATTGATAAAATAAAACCTTAAATTTGAAAAATAATCAGGATTTTACGTGAGAAAAGTTCAATTTCTAGTTTTCCTAGTTTTTCTCCCATATTTACAATGCTGTTTTTGAGAAAACCCACGAGGTCTCTTACAGTTAATACTTTGTTTGTATTTCAACGACCATTTATGAGCTTTCTTTGTGTTCTTTAAACCCATTTACAATTAATATATTATGTTTGGAAAATTTGTTTACATTACATTCTCCCCATTCTATTCATCAAATTTTCTCTAGCAACAACCGGCATAGGTGTCATTCCACTCACCATGTTCCATACCATTTTGTGTGTAAAATGCCAAACAATTCCAAAAACAATCGCATGAACGAACGCTTTTGTCACCTTTCCACTGCTTGGTGGAATACTAACCAATACGCCGGGACTCAGTAAAAAGAAGAGAATCACAACGTAAAGGGTCATTAAAAGGTGCATGTTTATAATTTACGCAAAGAATATAATTATTAGGGGGAACCTAGGTTCCCCTTGCCCCCTCCCCACCCTTCGGGGAATTCTAAATCCTTACCTTTCCCATGATAAGATTTCTTGATGAAAACTGTTATAATCTTACTGGGATTCCGGTGGACAATGCTGATAATTATTGTGTAAGCGAAAAAATATCGAGGGTTAGTGCGCACTATCAACAAATTTCATCACATTGTTTAACGCACCCTTAACATTATTGAGTGAATTCAAGTTATTGATAACACTCATATTTGCGTCGGATGGTGTTCCGGACGTATCCATTTGAACTAAACATTGTAACATCAACAAATTGACATAATCATCCATGTTAATAATAACATTTTCGTAATCTTGTCTATACTTGCTAATAAGTAAGACATCGTTCAACTTGATGACTTCGTTTTTGATGGAAGTTGCGTACTCGGCCGTCCCACCCGCGGTATTTTTAGAGGAAGAACCTGATCCAGTTACGGCGTTTTCTAAACCTTCCATAATTCTTCCATGAACCTTCAATGACTTATACGCTAAATAAAGCAAAAAGATAATCAACGAAACGATAAAAATTGTATGTAATGTCATTATATACAATTCTTCAATATTAAAAACACATTGACGCAACTAACTATGTTGCTAAATATTGAACGACATTTTGTAATGCGGTTTTACTTACTTTACGAACTTGTTGTTTGGCATTTGTATATGAAATATCCTTTAAACATTGGGGGTCTTCTTTAATGGACGAAATCAGGTTCGCAATCGTACCGAATTTTTGCATAATCGCAATGGCGGTAACTGAACTCACCCCAGGAATTTGACATAACATTATCTCTCCAATGTTGTTGGGAGTTATATTTTCCTTTTTCACCTTTTTAATAACATTACAATAATTGGATTCGTCTTTCTCGTCTACATTTGACCCAACCACATTTTCTTGAGAATCATCAGTAACATTCTGTCCTGTCTCTTGTTCTGCGAGAGAAAAAGGAATTGAATTTTTGTAAAACGGTTCTCTCACGTCATCTTTGCCGAGTTTATACGCCATGTTACATAATATCATAGCTGTTTCTTCTAGACTCATACTTCTCAAAACCGAAAATCCCTTGTAGTAGTTGAGAGAAAACATCGCACTATAAAGTGTTGACTTATCCATCCGGTATTTAAACGTGCTAACTTGATTCATATCACCTTCAATCAGGTAAATAATATTATGATTGTGATGAGGACTGCCATTCAACCGATATGATTGTTCCTCGTAACGTCCATCTTTAATACTAGACGCCAAATCATTCAACGACTTTCTCTCAACCATGACTAGATCGGTTTCATTTTTAGTTATAATAATATCTCCTAAAGGCAACGACTCCGTCGTAACAATAATATTTTTAAATATAGGGTTCATGGTAATCAACTGCCGACATTGTTTAATTAACCCTACTTCTCGGATATCAATCTTCAGCATTCTATTGAATAATATAGAACATTATACTTCTATATTATTTTTTTGATAACTTTTTCTCTCCATTTATGAATAAATATAACGCATAGCCAGCAAAACAACCACCCAAAAATTAACCAAGGTTGAATCCATGGACGGCGCGATATCCGATTTGTTGTGTGGGTGTTCTAGTTGTAAGAAATGTCATTTGAAGACGCGATGGAGTTCTTTGAGGAGTTCTCCAAAATACGGCTTGGTTGCGAATATTTGGGTAACTGCCAATGGTTACGATGCCGGCTTTTTTGTTTCCACCTAAATAGTTATTTCTATTAATGGAACCAGTGCTTACAAGCTTCGCTCTTGGAGAATAAACCATTGACATCGTAGTTATATATAACAATAATATTTTTTTATTTTATTCCGTGAAGACGAAATTGAACACTGTTCAATTTACTCTCACTAAAGATATTTTGTGAAACACTACTTTGGGGTGCGCGATACATTGACGACGCATTTGTAATACGCGGAAAACTTCCGCGTTGTATTGTTCCATGTTTTTTGGGTCCTCCTAAACTGTTCCCACGATTAGCAATTGTTGCGGAATAACGCGAACCTCCACTTCCAACGATAAGTGCCATGTTTATACATATAAGCAAATACAAAAATTAGCAAAATTTTTATTAGTGGGAATTAAGGACTAGCGTACCTCAACAAAACAATAACAATAACAAAAACAATATAGACACATATTTATATTATGATTCATAACCATGAATGAAAAAATGCTACTACACGATGACGATATTATTAAAGGAGAAGAAGGTCTAGTATTTAACCCATATAATCCTCTTAATGTGGAGATTACATTGAGCGACGTTCAATCTATTCTCACAAGATATGGCGTTCCAGGTGTTGTAACGAATATGAAACTGTATAAAAGAGCGTTCGTTCATCGTTCTTACACTAAACGACCTCAAATCGAGAATGAAACATTGAATATTACGATATTAGAAAAACCAGCAGACTGTTTGCCATTAAGTACGAAGTCAAACGAACGCCTAGAGTTCTTGGGAGATGGTATTTTGGAACTAGTTACAAAATATTATTTGTATCGACGATTCCCTAAAGAAAATGAAGGGTTTATGACAGAGAAAAAAATTGCGATTGTGAAAAACGAAGCCATTGGAAAAATTGCCATGGAAATGAGACTGAATAAATTTTTGATTCTTTCAAAACACGCAGAGGAAAAGAAGATAAGAACGAACTTAAAGAAGTTGGGTTGTCTCTTTGAGTCCTTTTTAGGAGCACTTTTTTTGGATTTCAATAAAATTCAAGTAGAAGATGATGAAGGTTGGTTTTCCAATATATTTGTAACTGGTCCAGGATTTCAAGTTGCACAGAAGTTTGTGGAAAATATTTTTGAAAAACATATTGACTGGATTTCTTTAATACAGAACGACGATAATTATAAGAACATACTTCAGGTGAAAATACAAAAGGAATTCAAAGTGACACCCCATTATTTAGAAATAGAACATGATGTAGAGTTTGGATATAAAATGGGGGTTTACTTATGTATTGGACAATCCGTTCATAACGTGAAACATGACGACGCGGTTCATATTGATGAATTAAAGACTTTTAGAAACGTACATGAACATATAGCTAGTCAAGGTAAAGTGTTCTTGTTCTTGGGAGAAGGACAACACAAAATCAAACGTAAAGCAGAACAAATTGCTTGTAGTGAGGCGTTACAAAAGATTACAATGTACGCAAACGAAATTGTATAATAAAATATATATGTTATGTAGATAGTATATATATTTCAAGAATGAGTGTTTTAGAAATGGTAAAAGAGAAAAACAAATTACTAATAAAACCAATGGTTGAAAGTTGTCATAAATTTAACATAGTTATTATTCAAAAAACGAAAAAGAGTGAAGGTTTCCCAAAACCATCATTTGTTGTAGAAACCAAACCATTTGATATTGAAACATTGATGAAACGACTAAAATATCAAAAAGTTGTAAAAGAAAAACATCAAGTAGAACCTGAACAAGAAGAAGAACGAGAACAGGAACAAATTTTCATAAAAAAGGTGAAAAAACTGGGAAAAAAACAAACCCTCACTACAGAAGGCGAAAAACCTTCTCGTAAAAAACGCGAACCTAAAGAAAAGGTAAAATCAACCATACCTGCTAATTTAATGTCTCTCATTGGCGACACGCAACTTGTAACACGACTCCCCGAAAAACAACAAGTGGCACAATACAAGTTGAGCGCTTATTACATGAACAATCGAGAGAAATTTGTAAATTCCATTAACTCTTTATTTCGCCCATATCGTGAAGAAATTTTGGAAGAAGACGAACAAATAAGTTGCGATGATATTGGAAAAAATGCGAAATCGTTCACATTACTTACTAATCAACGATTGGTTCGTGACTATTTGAATTTACATACACCTTACCGGGGTCTCTTACTATATCATAGTTTAGGTAGTGGTAAAACTTTTACGTCCATTGCTATTGCTGAAGGAATGAAGGATAGAAAACAAGTTATTGTAATGACACCGGCGTCCTTGAGGGATAATTATGTTGAACAACTGAAAACATTGGGTGACCCGATTTATAAAATCAATCAATTTTGGGAATGGATTAGTTTGGAAGAAAACCCTGAAACATTAGAAACGCTTTCCGCAGTACTAAATTTACCTACTGAATACATTCGAAAGAAAAAAGGTGCTTGGTTGATGAACTCATCCAAAGAATCCAATTATTCTACACTAGATGGGAACGAACAACGTGCGTTGAACGAACAAATTAATACCATGATTGAAAGCAAGTATTTGTTTATTAACTATAACGGTTTGAGAAAAGACAATTTAACACGTTTAACAAATAACTATGAAAAAAATATATTTGATGACGCAGTTGTTATTATTGATGAAGCGCACAATTTTATTAGTCGAATTGTAAATAAGTTTTCCAAACGAGGAAAAGTTTCCAAAAAAATAACAAATGATGACCCACTTTCTGTAATTTTATATGACATGTTGATGGACGCTCAAGGTGCTCGTGTAGTTTTATTGACAGGAACACCAATCATTAACTATCCGAATGAAATTGCGATTCTATACAATATCTTACGCGGTTACATAAAAACATGGGAGATTACATTGGATGACGACATTCAAAAAAAAATAAGCAAGGAGTATCTCGCCGAATTATTCAAGAGAGAAAAATTATTGGATTACTTGGATTATTCTCAATCGAGTAGAAAAATTACAATTACGCGAAATCCCTTGGGATTTTTAAACGCACAAGACAAACGAAAAAATGATTATATTGGTGTAACAAATGAAGACAAAACTAATCCTGAAGTAGGTTATATTAGTGACGCCGATTTCCAAAAAAATATATTACGTATTTTGAAAAATGACGATATGAAGGTTTCATCTTTATCCGCAGTAAAGGTTCATAAGTATAAAGCACTTCCAGATACGTTGGACGAATTTATGGCACAATTTATTACTTCAAATAGTGAAGACGCGATTGTCGTAAAAAATATGGACTTGTTTAAAAAACGAATCATTGGTCTCACATCTTATTTTCGTAGCGCCCAAGAAAGTTTACTCCCTAAATACGAAAGGGCAACCGATTTTCATGTTGTAAAAATACCAATGAGTGATTACCAGTTCCCCATTTATGAAGCAGCGCGTTCAACGGAGAGAAAGCAGGAATCGAAGAAAAAGGCGCCGAAGGTTGATAAAAACGGAATTTATCAAGAAACAAGTTCTACCTATCGTATTTTTTCTCGTTTATACTGTAACTTTGTTGCACCAAAACCGCCGGGTCGACCTTTGCCAAATCAAGAAGAAGATGTAGACATACAGTTGGATAAAGCAATGGATAAAGAAATGGATGAACCCGAAGATAGAGAGGATAGAGATGATTTGGAAGAACAACTAGAAGTAGACGAGGAAGGTCTCATCGCAAAATTAGGTGATAAAACGTATGATTCAAGGATGAAGAACGCATTGGCGTACTTGAAAGAGCATTCGAGTGAATTTTTTACTCCCGAATCGCTGGAGATGTATAGTCCCAAGTATTTAAAAATGTTGGAAAATATTCTAGATCCCGAACATATTGGATTACATTTAGTTTATAGTCAGTTTCGCACGTTTGAAGGTTTGGGTGTTTTTACAATGGTTCTCAAAGAAAACGGGTTCGGTCAGTTCAAAATAAAAAAGGATCTTACAGGAATTTGGGATATTGACATGGATGAAGAAGATATGGGAAAACCTACGTTTGCGCTCTATACTGGAACTGAGTCCAAAGAAGAAAAGGAAATTATTCGAAAAATATATAATGGAGAATGGGATAACCTTTCTCTTTCCCTTTCCAATAAATTGAGAGAAATTGCCCGAAACAATAATCGGGGTGAAATTATTAAAGTGTTGATGATTACTGCGTCCGGAAGTGAGGGAATTAACTTGAGAAATACAAGATATGTTCATATTATGGAACCTTATTGGAATCCGGCGCGTATAGAACAAGTGGTAGGTCGCGCTAGACGTATTTGTAGTCATAATGATTTACCTGAATCATTGAAAACCGTTGAAGTTTTTTTATATTTAATGACATTTTCCAAAGAACAACTTGAAAAGGCGTCGATTGAACTGAAAAAGAAGGATTTGAGCAAAAGAAAATATAAAATTCGACCAGACAAAACGGAGACAAAAAAAATACCTTTTACAAGTGATGAGGCGTTGTTTGAAATTTGTAATATCAAAGAAGAAATTAACAATCATTTGACATTGTCGATTAAAGAGGCGTCCATTGATTGCGCGACGTATCAAAGAAAGGGAAGTAAAGAAAAACTACAATGCCTTCAGTTCGGTCAACCCAAGTCAACCGCTTTTTCTTATCAACCATCATTGAGCAAAGACCAACCAGATACACTTTCCAAAATAAATAAAACATCCTTGGAATGGACGGGTGTGGAGAGAATTATTATGGGGAAACCATATATTTATAGGAATATGGGAGAAAAACGCGGATATTTATATGATTTTGAAAGTTATCAACAAGCGTTGGAAAATCCAGGAATGGAACCTACTTTTATTGGTGTTATTACAGAAAAACCGAACGGGGATTTTGTTATTGAATAACTTAGCAGGGAACCCTGGGCTGGTTACACTACCCTGCGACCCCTCCTATTTAACCGAGTATTTATGTATTTTTTTAGTCTCACTTGAAAAATCATAATGATATTTTAAACTTCATTTTAAAAATTCTTATAATTCTCTAAAAATTACATTTTTAGGATAACGGTGGACATTGTTGAATAAACTATGTACTTTTTTTAATAAACACATTTTACATTTTTTGTAAATATTATAGCAAGAATAAGAAGAGTCATGGTTATGATTCGTTTAATTTTCCTCCTAGTTTTTTTTGAAATATAGGTAATCTGACGAACATCATTCAAACTCACTGGTTTATATTTTTCAAATATTCCAAATGCAAGTAAAATACAATACAAATCAAAATTTAAGTCGACGTTGTGTGTAATAATTCGATTAAAGTCCAAGTTTTGGACTTGGGATAACATAGTGTCAATATGAAACACGTCTTTGTAAATTTCTTTGAAAATTCCAGAAACTACCGTATATAACCTAGGTTTCAACGGATTTTGAATGAGAATCAATGTACTATTTGTTGCGTTTATTTCGTTGGATTCTTTGTGTTCTTTAAGTTCTTTTGTAATTATATTTGCATTTTTGAAAAGACCCCTACGGTTTTCGATCCAAGGTACTTCTCCGTCATTCCAATTGGTTACAACATCATCATCGTTACAATGTTGCTGCGGTATATATTTATATGGAGTTCTGACAAATTGTTTTGTTTTATACCATTGTACGTTTCTTGTGAAACTATAAACAAACAAAGGCGAAAACAAAAATCCGCAAATTATGGTTATTGATCGAATCATCATTGTTTCGTAATATATACTCCTATATATTACAAAATTACATGGTTTCAATTTTTTTGAGAACCATTTCCAATGTAGTTTCCATTTTAGAGATTTTTTCTTTTAACTCAAATATTTCTTCTTCCACAGATTTAGTTCCAGATACACTAACCTTTTTTAGTTTTGAAAAAATATTCGCGTCATTATCATAATCAACATTTTTTTTGAATTCATATACATGATTTTCTTTGGCCCAAGAAATTCGTTTTTCAGGTGGATGATTCAAGTCAATAATCTGATTATCCAATGGTTCATCAACAGGTTCTCCAATTTGAATATATTTTATTTCTCTCCCTCCTGTAAAAGAATTTGTAGAAGTTGCTTGAATATGTTTTTCATTTTTGATAGAGGTTTCTTGTGGATTTAAAAACTGTTTAAGTTGGTCGGGATTGATTCCGTTTTTATTTTCAATATGTATTTTTTCCAGTTCTAAATTTCGTTGTGCAAGAGTTTGTGCGATTAACATTTCCATGTTACCGCCTATTGGTTGGTCTGTTAAGTTATCTTTGAAGTTTGGAGGTTCGGGGACTGTTACATTCATTGCGTGGTCAAATTCGGTTCGTTTTTTTGAAAGTTCTTTTTCAAACGCGGTTTTTCTCTCATTATGAATCTCTTGTGAAGTAACAACTGAACTTGAACTAGAATCATTTGTTGTGTAATTTATTTTTTCTAAAAAACCTGTAATAAACTTTTTATTCATCTCTATCAGCGTTTGTGTTTGAGAAGATGGATTTTTTTTCTCTCGCTGATTAAATAAACGAATTTGTTCTATAAACAAGTCATGTACATCTTGTATATTTTGTTTATGTTCATTTGTATCAAAGACTTGCGCATCTAAAATGACTTCCCAAATTAAGTCAACATTTTCTTTATTCAAAAAATCCATAGACTACTTGAATATGATTCGCATGGTGTGTTTATATTATTATTTTTGTTATAATTCCTCGTTAAAATATATTTTGCGAAATTGTTCCATATACTTATCCTTAATCACGTGAGTTTTTAAGTAATGTTTTGTAACCTTGTCTTCCAACATATGAACAATAAAAAAGAGAGAATAAACACCACATTCCGTGTTACCATATTGATGTTCTACGGGGTAATTTTGGTCAAATTCAAAATGAATTGGTGTGGGTAACTGTTCCCCTTGTTCTATAATTGTATTCACAAACTTCATGATTTGTTTTGGAATTTTATCTCCCGCACTGTCATAGAAAAAAATTTGTCCCTTTTTGATATTTATAAATAAGGATACCCAGTGAGAACCTCCTTTATAATGCGGGTCAAGATTAAAAATAACACCAATCTTGAATTTTTTCTTCTTAATTTCGTCTTGTAACTTAAAATGACACAATTCGTCCCATACACATTCACCATTGACTTTATGTGTGTCATAATCAATTGGAGAAGGACCCATGAAATTGAAGCAAGAGTAGGCGCGTTCATACTGTTTCATAACCTTCATAATATCAACGGAAGACAACCATTCATTGGGATTTTTTTTCCAACTTGCGGGTGACTTTGGAGCAAATGATTTTTCTAATTCGTCATCTAACTTTCCATTCACAAAGTTTTGTTTTAACCAACATGTTTCTTTATCGCAAACATCACTCATGTAATTTTTTAACGCACTCCATATTTCTTTTGGGTCTTTACTGTCTATTTTTACGTCCGGATGTCTTGCGTTCCAAAGTTCCTTTAGTTTAAAAATGGCGTCGTCAGATAAACAACTATAATTCTTTTTTTTGGCAGAAGGACTACAACTCAATTTTGTTAATTTATGAAACTGACTGAATTGAATATTTTTTTTTGTGATTCGTTTTCCTTTTTTCCTATAATATCTACTGTTGTATTTTTTCGTTTGTTTCGTCATACTTATTCGTTATATTTTTCTTTTTAGCAGGGAACCTTAGGGTTGGTTACAATTGCTTGCAACCCTGCGACCCCTCCTATTAACCGAGAACTTATATAATTTTTAAGTCTCAGTCTAACGCGCATAATAATATTTTAATTT